GGCGAATTTCGCACCACATTTCGCACCATCCCCAATGAGCGTCCGTATTGCACACAGCGCAAATGACGCATACGACTACCACACAGAAATTGTCAAGTCAGTTGTAAACCCTCTTCGCGGTGATATTGATGACAGGATTCGCTGCATCATCTCTGATGTAGAGGGAGCAAAAGAATCACCACAAAAACAACTAGAAATGGTTGGTCAAGTATTTGAAGTTGAACAAACGATGCTCAACATGTCGCAAACAATCTTCGTATCAGAAGAAATAGTTGACGAAATTCTTGAAGCGGAAAAAACGCTCATTGACACAGTAATCATCGAACAAGACCTGTTCACACCAGCAGGTCTTATCGTTCTTGAAAAACCACTCAAGTATAAACTGCTAGTAGACGACAGAAAATATATTGAAACATGGCTAATCACATCAATCTGCTACACCTCTCTAGACGAACAAATCAACATCAATATCTATGGAACCCTGGAGTCAATCCGAACCGTAGCGGGAGAACTTGTCTACTCGGTAGACGATGACAAGAATGAGTACATCTACACCAAGGAAGTGAAATCAATTCCCCGTAGTCGCACATGCTTAGCAGACATAACGGTATTTGGATTTGGTGAAACAAAAATTGCATACGATGATGCACTACTACAAATCAAACGATTCCTCATTGCGTTCTTCCGACTCACATATGAATATTTAGAGCGTCACACAGAGGCACCTCCACGCACAGCACGGCGTAGAGCAGAACGAGAGAATCGTCCGCAAGACGGATACACCGTCTATATGAAGTTGCGTAGAACGCTTTACGATGGCGATAATGGTGGAACGACCTCTTCTCCTGCATACGCTTTTCGTGTTCGTGGACATTGGAAACGGGCGTATCTTCGCTCGCGAGGATTCCCCGTGGGAGACCCCCGTTCGTACCGTCATGTTTATGTGAAGGACTATATTAAAGGTCGCGGCGACTTTGTTGACTCAAAGCGTCTAGTGAAAGTTGAAAAATGACAGACCCCCAAACAGAGTTGCTTGTCGCTATTGATGTGTTCATTAGCGATATCGCAAAGCAAAGCATTATCGAAACGGCTGTCGTAATTGACCATCTTTTGGATATCCGAAACCTGGCCGAAGTTAGAACAGTCCCTGTTTAAATAAATTTATCTGCCAAGGAAAGGCCGTTGTATATTTATGAGGTGGATAGCCCTCTACACCCAAAAAATCGTTGCCCTCCACTCGCTAGCAAAGCACGCTGAAACCACCCCAGCAGCCCTGTGCGAGGCATACGCAGACGCAAAAACACAAAACGGACTCCTCAAGGCTGACATCTTTAAAAGCGCCCTGACAGGTAACTACACAGCCAAACAAGTGCTCCACATCAACGAAGTGTGCAACCTCCCACACAACCGAGACAGCCGAACACAGTTGCAATACGCAACAGACCTCATTATCGGATGGCTCTCAGAAGACGCAATCCTCAAAATGATTCCAGACGCACAACTCATCGGCGCAGACAAAACCCGCAACTTCCTCACAAAAGAAACAATCAGCCACACCGCCGACATCCAAACCCCCACCAAAACAATAGAACTCATCTTCGACTACACAAACCACTGGTCAAAAGCAGACAAACTAGACCTACGAGACAACAAACTTGACTACCTCAAACAAAACAACATCACACTATTAGGTGTAGCACCACGCACAGGAAAAGCACTAGTCATCACAAACTACGACAACTTCACATACGGCGAAATCCCCGCATACAGCAAGTCAGGGTGGACACTCCAAAAAGTATCCCAACACCTAAAACCCATCAACGAAGCAATAAACGAAATCTGAGCGCGAAGCGCCCAACGCAAAAATTGAAAAACGCGCCCAAATTCACGACCATCCACGACTAGAAAAACACAATATGCGTGAATACGACATACAACCAAACTTCCTAAAAGACCTCGCACACGGCGAACAAGGCGAAGAAACAATCAAAACCTTCCTCACAAACCTCGCCCAAGGCGCAATAGAAGTAAAAACAGACCGATACCGCAACGGCAGAATCGTCATAGAAACAAACCAAAAACCACCAGGACAAAACTGGAAACCCTCAGGCATCAATGTCACCACAGCCCAATGGTGGGTCTACCAATACCACCTAGACGGCGCATTCATCACCATCAAAACCGACAGACTCAAACGCTACCTCAGAGCCAACAAACACAGATACAACGAACAAACCAAACAAACAATGGGAACAAACGGAGACAACCCCACAAAAGGGTGGCTACTCCAACCACACGAAGTACAAGACATGATGCTCAACGAGAAGTACGACACTCCCCAATCGGTTTAATTTAAATGAAGTCATCAGAGTTATAAAAATTTGTCACGCACCCGCCCACATATGACCGCCCTCGCCCCAAGGAAGCAGTCCCGCATATGAATACTCTGGCATAACTCGCACTATCAAAACTTCCAGCCCATTATTTTTTGACGAAATCGGTTTTTGCATGGGACTTTTTTTACGAGGTCGTCTTTTTTTAGGTCATGCTTTTAGAGTGTTCGTGTTTTTTTAGGTCATGCTTTTGTGTTGTTCGTTGTTTTTTGGCTGATGGTTTTGTGGTGTTTTTGTGAGTTTTGTTTTGCTACTTAGTTGCGAACATTTGTTCGTGTTGTTGTTGTGTTGTTAGTCGTGCCTAAGCGAACATGTGTTCGTGTTGTGTTCTGTATTACTAGTGTGTAGTATGTGTGTATGAAAGAAAGAAGGTATGACTATGGATAACCATGTCACAGAACTGCATACAGCGTGGGCTCATTCGATGCTGATTGATACTGATGGAAAGGTATTGACTCATGATGATGTTGCTCTCCTTGTTGCTAATCTCCTCGCTGATAGAGAGGCATTGAGGAATGACTTGCTTGACTCTGAGGACTCACGGGTAGCACACGGGTAGTACTTGACACTCATACACATAGTGTGTAAGATACTTTCATCACGCTAGTGATAGACCTACTAGACAAGGAACACAATGACCATTGCTGAACTCATAGCAGAACTACAACAGCACGACCCTAGTGACAGAGTGGCATACGCTTATGTCACTTACAAGAAGCGCAAGAAGAAGCGCACATAGCCTACGGGTAGCCTACGGGTACATAGATAGAGGGGGAGTAGCAATGCTCCCTCTTTTTCTTTTCCTAATGACTTGACAGTGATACACCCATAGTGTAATATCTAATACATGAAGGAAACATACCTACATAGCGACATGACACTACGGGAAACAATCGCCCACCTAGTCGCAACAGAACGAGAAGCACGAAGCAGGTTTCGTTGGGGGTCACCATGTCGCCTCATCCGCACAATAGACATCCTCGTACACATCGTGCTACCTGAACTCATAGAGGACATAGCACCACAGGTGACTAGATACCTCAGAAGCACAAGCCCACGATGGGGCAGGTCATGGAGAGAGTGGGACTAACCCACCCGCCACTTGCGGGCGTTGTACGCATGAATAACAATGTACGCAACAGCACCAAAAATAAACCCATACTGCCTAGTCACTAGCGCATACCCAATCCAAAGGCACTCATTCAGAGCAGTGATTCCCCACGCCCACCAATACCTGCGCCCAACCAGCAGAAGCCCCGTCACACCAATACATGACAGCACCCACGACCAGAGTTGCTCACTCATCACGAGTAAACGACAACAGAATGATTAGCCCTGCCATCAGAGGGATAGCAAAGTACAGACGGACAAGCCAAATCATCGGGTATCGCCGTCACCGCCAATGACCCCACGGGTATCACGGTCACCAAGTTTATCCAAGTTCATCACAGCCACATCGGAGAGGTCAGTCTCAAGTTCGGTAGCGACCATAGCCACATACCAAAGCACATCACCCAACTCAGCCAGTAGCACAGCCTTTCGCTCAGGGGAGATAACGCCACCCTCGTCACGGATAGCCTTCTTCAGTTTCCCAGCAACCTCGCCAGCCTCAGAAGCCATACCGAGGACTGTGTAGACAAGTCCTGACTCCTTCGGGTACTTAGCAGTCGTGGAGGCAAACATTTGGTAATCGTCAATATTCATGGGCGTTACCCTATCACTCACTCACCCACTGCCATGACCCATCCTGATTCAGAATCATGTACTGAGGAGCGACACACTTAGTCACATCCACGGGTGCATCAGACTCCCAGCGAGCAGGTGAAGCGGAGACGATACGGATATCGCATAGTGGGGTGTCGTCACCGAAGTGACTGACGAATCCGAGAAGTAGACCTAGTGCTAAGCCTCCCCACACGGTTGTGCGAACGAGGCTACGGATGGTGTAGTAGATAGGGGCGTGTTTCTTCATGTGGATAAGTATTACACACGGGTGTATCCATGTCAAGGATTATCGGTAATTGACCTCAAAGCCCAAGTCATTCAGCCCCTTAGCCAACAACTCACGAAGCAGTTCGCCGTTGTAGCCCATCTCCTCATGGTCAATCTCAATAGACAACGCACGATGCAGAGACAACGGGTATCTCCCATCACGGAGGACAGTCGCCCCCTTATGTTGCAACGGGTCAGAGTAAAGCACCTTACGGGGAGGCTCATACTTGTATGGAACCACCACAAACAGCAACTCCTCTTCCTCCACATGGGTGAAGGCAAGACACTCACGCACAAAGTCGCAAGACGGGGAAGCAAACAACTGAGCCATGTCATTCCCCCGACTCTCCTCAGGATTCGTGGAACAGAAGCCCTCAGCAACCATCGTGAAAGCAGTCGCATCCCAACCTTGACGGAGGATGCAAGCCGCCTGAACCATCAGCCCATACCGCTCATCATGGTCAGCCATCAGAAGCCCCGACAACTGAGCAACAGCAACCAGTTCGTCGTCGCACCAAGCCATCAGGCTGAACGACAAATCCTCACCGATTCCCTCTTGTTGGACGATGAGCGACTTTGCTATTTTAGAACTCTCGACAGCGAGTGCAACCTTGTCAAGTGTTTCGGGGTAGAAATCCATGAAACTGTACGCTACTAGAGAAATAACTGCTGATAGTGTAGAAATCTCAAGAAACATCGGACTAAGGTGAGACTCATGGCAACAAAAAAACAACCAGCAAAGAAAACAGCAGCGAAGAAGCAGGTCGCAAAAAAGACAACTGCTAAGAAGTCTGCGCCCAAGAAGAAGGCTGCGCCGAAGAAGAAGCCAGCAACCAAGGGTGAAACAACCAAGAAGTTGAAGACAAGTCCCGACACCAGCGCAACACTTGTTGATGCAGTGGTAGAGGCAGTCATCACAACTCCTGAAATCCAAGAGAAGATTGAGTTCGTTGAGGACAAGATTGAAGAAGCCAAGGACATCGCTGAAGAAGTTTCATCACTCATTCGCATGAACGATGTGAAAACCGCACGCATCCGCAAGAAGATGCTCGCTTGGTTCCGCAAGAAATAGCGGAGTTGTTCTAGAAGTCTGCGTGAGACTCTAGAAAATCAATCAGTTTAGATGGTGTGGTGTCGCCAGCGATACCCGCATCGGAACGCAACCAGCGAAGAAAGTCGTACCAACGGCGTTGCTGTTCAGGCGAATCAAACACAAGTGAGTACTGAACGACCGCTTTGGACGAACCGCTCATCCCACCAGATGTAGACCCCTGAGTCACGAGTGATTTCGTGTCAGAGTCTTTCGGAGCCTCAAGACGAACCTCGCCCTCGGAGTCCCGCGTTGTAATAGGAGCAGAGTTTGACTGCGAAGGAAGCGATGGCGGACGCACGGGTGCTTCGTCATCCAGGAGTTGAATGATTGGCTGCTCGTAAACTCCAGGTGTTGCAAGTGCGCTTGTTTCAGTGGACAAATCGAGCATTGCTAACTCAAACTCGTCCCATTGCAACTCTTCCAGCAGGTCGCCGTAGTCATCAATGATTGTTCCGAGTGCGTCAGCAAGCAGTGAGTCATCAGTGTGACCCAACTCGTTTGTGCGGTTATCAGCGATTGCGAAAGCCATTGCACGGGCATCATCAACATCCATTGGAACAACAGCGATGTGTGACCAACCAAGTCGTTGAGCCGCTTGGAACTGGTGGTTTCCTGCAATAACAGTCATTGTCCCATCATCGTTCGGGCGAACAACGATTGGTTTAACTTGTCCAAACTCGTCGTAGGAGGCGCAGATGGCATCAATGTTGCCGATACGGGGATTGCCGACCAGAGTGCGAAGACTATCTAGCGGGGCTGCTAGATGCTCAATGGATGAATGGATTTTGTGACTCATTAGTGGTGTCCAATCTGGGTTCTGACATTCGCATTCAGTGTGCGGAGTGCATCAATGGATGTACGCAAAGAGATTAGTTTCTCTCGCTTTGCTTTCACGAGTGCTTCTGAAATTTTGTAGTCATACGACTCATCTGATAGTTTGTAGTCAGCCCATGCTTCTCGCTCACGGATAGACCCCTTAGCAGATAGGTACTCCTTAGCCCAGTTTGACTTGTACAAGGCTTCCTTCTTGGCTGAGTCCTCTGCGAGTTGCTCAAACGCTTCAGTGTGTTCTTCTAACAGTTCCATCAGTCGCATAATCTCTGATTCGACTTCCACCTGTGAGATGGGTGCATTTCTTTTATTCACGGCTATCTTTCTAGCGCAGACCAGTCCACTTTGTCAAGTGCTGTGATTTGTTCTTTTGTCCATGTGAACTCAGTAAAACCAAGTTTAGTAAGAGCCATCTGCTCCAAAACCCAAGCGTCACATTCATCATTCCCGCCAGCACCAGCAAAGATGCGTCCAGTCTTGGCGGAGATTGCAGAAATAACTTCACCTTTTGATGCGTTTCCTCGGCCCGTCGCAAACTTAGCGCGTGAAGTTGGCGGGACTTCTACGAACGGGATACCCATGTCAAACAGCAGCACACGAACAACTCCTCCGAGTTCACCGATGCTGTGAGCCTGAGAGTTTCTGGACCCAAACGAGTAACCTTCGATGACCGCATGGGTAACTTGACAATCCAAAAAGATTTCAGTAAACTGACTTCGTAAATCAGCAAGCCGTTCCACGCCCTTCTTTTTAGAAGAAACGACACGGGTAGAACCAGCAACAGACACACCTGAAGATGTTAGGGACAAATCAAGCCCAACGAGTTTCATTATTCGTCCCATGCGTGCTTGGCTAAACCTAAATCAAACGCAAGTTGCGGGTAGTTCCCGATACGGCGATGACAGTCTCGGCATACACACATAAGATTGTCCTCATCTAAGATAGACCCTCCCTGTGAACGACGCACAAGTTCGTGGACATCGACAGAGAGATTACGCACATAGGTTATAAGACCATCGTGCTCAGCAAAAATTAGGCAAGCCTCGCAATAGGGGCGTTGAGCCAGAAGACGAGCGACAAGCGGACGACGAAGTTTGTACTCCGCATCCTTCTTCTTAGAGCGATGCTTCATCCGCCTCGTTCAGCGCGGGGCTTCTTCTTGTCGTGAATCCACTTCTCGCCGCACTGCAAGCAGGTTGTAGCCCACGGGTAGAAACGCTTCATGTTTGATGGATGCGGGCAGTCAAGAACATCTTTGACAGCAAGGTTTACTGCATCTCGAATAAACTCAGCCATAGAAATGCCACGCTTCTCGGCGGCTGCTTTCCAACGCATGTGGTCCAACTCTGTTGCACGCAAAAGTACCTGCTTACCAGCAGTTTCTCCCTCGGATGCACCAGTCTTTGGCTTGCGGGTAGGACGAATGCTTTTCGCAACATCGTCCATTGCCATCTCCAAGTTGTCTTCTTCTACGAAATCTTCGTCATTCATCTGGTTCTACCACCTCTGCGTCTACGATGTCTGACTCTACCCCAGTTTTGTCCAGTTGCGGCGCAGTCCCGAGAAGTTGATTGATTGTTGCTGGCGGCAGCACACCAGAGTTGCCCATGATTTCCAGCAACTTCTTGACTTCTTCTTCTGGATTAAACGCATTAGCAGCGATTGCTTTATTGTTTGAGCCAGCCAATGTTGCACGAATCGGCTCATCAGCGCCAGCAACATCCATCTGAACATTGATGTTGGTCTGCTCCATACCCAGCAACTTGGAGCGCCTGTCCATGATTGACAATGCGGTTTGCACAGCCTTCATGTCAGGTTCCACAGTTACCTCAGTCCCATCGTCCATCCGCACTTTACGATGCTGCGTCAGAGGCCAAATTGATTGCTGAAGCGCATCAAGGCGTTCGAGTTCCATGCGAAGAACTTCTGGATACGCCATCAATGCTTCTGAGTTCATACGCTGCAGTTGGCGACGCACGGCGGTTCCAACAGCGGCGGTTGTCATCCCGAAACGACGGGCGATTTCATTGTTCGGGACTCCCGCCTGTCGCATCTTAAAGATACGCAGGTCTCGGTCAGCGAGGAACTCTCGCGTTAGCCCTTGGTTTGAGTTGCTCATTCGTCTACCTTCATGAACTCCAAGACCTCAAATGGGAAAACTTTTCCTCTACGCATCTTTGTTGGGAACTTTCGCCTATCTCGTGCGCCACGGAAATGTGAAACATTGTAGACAAAACCCTCAGTTGATGTTGGGTCTGGCGTCAATGATAGACCGAACTCGGGCCAGCGAGACCAAACTGCTGAACCGAACGGACGCAAATCCCTGGAACCCATTGACGAGCCGAGTGGAGCGTGATGCTCAAGCCACATGGCGCAGCCGTAGGTGTCCCGCAATCCATCCAGATACTTCGCAACCTCAATCGCAATAGACTCAGAGGTCCGTCCGCCTGGGTCTACGAATGCTTTGTACAAAGGTCCCATCACAAGCAACTGAGGTTTTGATTCCTCAATAGCCTTCTCCAACACAGCACGGTCAGACATTTTCAGTAAATCTAAACCAGCAGGTTTGATGAGCAATTCAGCGTGGACAGTAGATGAATGTCCCAATCGCTTGGCTGCATTCATGATGTTGCGTGAGGTGCGACGGATGATGCGTTCAGGGTTCTCCAAGTCAACAGTCAATGTACGAACAGGTTCCATCTTTGACATGGTGAACGGGTTGATGCCAGCGCTTGCACAAATAGCAACTTGTCGTGCCAGCATAGTTTTGCCAACACCTTCGGCTGCAACAACAATAACTCGCTCTTGCTTCTCAATAACACCTGGGATTACCCACTCATACGAGTCGTCATCTGCTTCTTCCAAGAAATCTTCCCAGTGAACAAGCCGCCCGATGTCGGTTGCCGCCCCACGGGTGAATGAGTTGAGCAGGATGCCAGCGCGATTGATGCGGGACTCTTCAGAGAGGTCGTCACGATGTAGGAGTTTAGTGAGTCCAGACAGAAGTTCATCCATGTGGGACGATTCTTCGGGTTCTTCTTCGGGAACATCTTCCAGTTCCTCGGGTTCAGCAGGAATGTGTTCTTCTACTGAATCTGTGAATGAGTCAAGGTCGGTGACTGACTTGCCATCTTCGTACAAATCTGTAACATCTTTGTATCCCTTTGGCGGTATTACAAGTGTAACATGACAGCCAGCATCTGTCAAGTTTTTAGAAACATCAAGTGCGTGCTTGCGACCAGGTTCATCATTGTCTGAACAAATCACAACATTCGCACCCGACAATGTTTCGGTATGCATTTCAGTCCAAGTTCCAGCGCCATTCGGCATTGTCGTTGCATGGTAGCCAGCATCAACAAGTGTGTCAGCATCTTTTTCGCCCTCAACAACCCAGATTATTTCGTTGTTCGCAACAGCATTCGCAATCTGCGGGAGTCGGTAAAGAACACGCGGGACTTCTCCCAACTGGTACGACCAGCCGCCGTTACCATCAGGTTTGCGCTGACGGAAAGTTTTCTTCCCGTTTTCATCAACAAAGCGTTGCTTCTGGAACAAGAGTTCGCCAAGAGCATCTCGGTAATCATATGTTGCGATTAGAGATAAACTTTTAGACAACTTCTCTGAGGTAACTTTCACTTTTGCAGGTTCTTCGTCCTTTTTAGGGAACAAATCCTGCTTCTTTATTTTCATCGCATCGCAAATTTCATCAAGCGAACAACCGCCACCTCGATGGCAAGTTGCAAGAACACGACCATCATTGCCTTGACCGATGCTGAGCGACGGGTTCATGTCGTCGTTGCGACACGGGCATCTGGCATACCAGTTAGTCCCGCTTTTCTTTACGCCTTCCAGTTTGGAGAGGAATTCAGCAATCTGTGGCGATGCGTAGGTCATGGGCAGACCTTACCGAACTCCACCCATGCTTTCCAAGTTTCTGGCATTTGTTCAGCGAACAACTTTTCTACTGCGTCTGCGAACTCACGAATTTCACGCTGTGCGTTCGGGTCGGTGCGTAAAGCGAGAAAGTTCATCAAAGACCGTGCGTTTACTGTCCAATAAAACTGTGTGTACATAGAGACAGGAAGAACCATGCGTGCAACTTCCTTCGCTACACCTGACTGAACAAGATGTGCGTATGTTTCATATGCTTTTTCATTAACTGAAGCAATCATCTCGACTGTGCTTTTTGCCAATGTTTCATTAACAGGCTCAAATGTGTATGCCCCTGGCTTGCCAACCTGAGTGCGGATTGCTGACTCGTCTGGGGTGAAGAATTCATTCGGGACTTCTGAGTACCGTGCAGAGAACTCATTAAAAGAACCGATGCGATGACGGAACCATTCTCGTGCAACAAACACTGGACACTTGACATGAAAACGAAACGCGTTATGCTCAAACGGAGTTCCATGATGTTCACGCATTAAAAACTTAATAAGCCCTTTGTCTGCGCCAGTTAATTCGTTGTGAAGTTCGCTTTGTTTTGCAAAACTTACTCGTGCGGAATTAATAACTGATGCGTCGTCAGCCATTGATGCGTCCAGACGGACAAAGCCATCGCTAATATTCAGTTGGCTCATACGGAGTCCCGTTCTTTGTCTAATCGGCGTGATACACGCCTTGTTGAGTTGCTAATAGATGAAAGTGCTTCGGCAGTTAAATGAATGTTTCTGCGTCGGCGTTCGAGTTCTCTTTCGGATTCTCGTAATCCGCCCCATATTCCATGAGTTTCATTCGGCAATGAATACATCAAACACGCATTCCGAACTTCGCATTGGTTGCAAATCTTTACTGCGGTTCGTCCGTTTCTGATTGCTGTAACGCTTTTGTCTGGATACCACCAATCTGTGGGGTAGTCCCGACACGCACCTTTTTCAGCATCAAAAGTAATCTCTGGCATTGCTCTCCCCGTGTTGCGTGAATCCTACACGGGAAGAGAGTCAATCGTCAAACTGCTTTTCGGTCAGCCTTCGGGTCACGAAGTTCGTAAAGTCCACGCTTTAGTTTGCGGAAGATGTCAGGTCGGTCTCCGATGAACTTGAGTGCTGTCGGATATGAAATCTCACCAATCTCCATGATGGTGTTTGCAGTTATCTGCTCAAAGAGATGTTCTTGTGTCCAGTCAATAATTGACTGATACTTGTCGGTGCGCTTCTGACGCTTAGAGAAAATCTCTGACTCCTCTGGTACTTCGCTCAGGTAGAAACCCCATACACGCCTGTCAATAGAGTAAGTCTTAAAGACCTCTGTTGGATTCGTGGATGGATTAGCAATGAGCGCATAGCCAGCACGGAGCCGTTCCCCTGCAAGGTATTGCTCCTCAGTTGGTACTTCTGACGGGTTCCCGTACTCGTCAATGAGTGCGGTAATCGTTTCCTTGTATGTGCGTGAGATTGTCTCAGTATTCATTACTTTCCTTGTCCTGCTACCTTTGCTTCGTACTGCTCTGCCTTGTAGCGATGGTATGTAGCGAGCGTTGCATTTGCACGCTCAATGAAGCCGTTGATATTCTTTGCAAGACGAGCGAACTCTTGGTTCTCCATGACTCGCTCAATCTCAAGAACATTGCCTTGGTTGTTGTCAATGCGCTGACCTAACTCTAAGAGGTAGTCAGCCAGCATCTTCATGTCTTCGGTTGCATCGTTGATGACAAACTTGTGGTTGTGTTCCATGTTTAGTAGTCCTCCTTGTGAACTGTTGAGATAACTTTATCAGAAGGGTGTGTCAAAAGCAAATCATTCATCCATGCGTGCAATACGCTTGGCTGTAGACAAATCCATAAACACCATTACATAGCGTGCTTGCAGGTCACCCGAATCATCAACTTCTGAAACAACCTCAACCGCTTCTGGGGAAAGGCCCAGAGCCAAAACCAGCCCAGCCCGCAACCGTCCCGCATCCACCTCATACTCGGCATCAGCGTCGTACCACGGTTCCTCTAGCGGGACTTCGGCGTATGTCTCCCGCACAGCCAGGGATGCGAGTTCTTCGGCTTTCTCTTCCGCCACAACGCACCATGAGCAGGCAATCTTCGGCGCAGTTGATGGTCGCTTCCGTACCTCAGTGTGTCCGCAGGTCAGTCGGTGTCTGTATTCAACTTTTCCCCACTCGCCAGTTCGGTCGATAGAGAGAATGTCTTGTTGTGGTGCTTTTTTGAGGTTGATATCCATGAACTTGACTTTGATACACCCATGTTGTAAGATGTTCTACATAACCTACTAGACAAAAGGAGTTAAAAAATGGAACAACATGAGTGTGCCCGAGACGGCGACCCACATCTGTCCTGCGCTGGCGAAACTGTCATGCGTGCGGTTGAGTTCCCTGCGCCACCAGCACCGTACTGCGAATCGCATTGGGACGACATTTTGCGCAGTCTTTACCGATAACTATTCGGTCTCTAAGCCCCTGCTTCGGCGGGGGCTTTTTGCTGTCCCACCAAATATTCCTTGGCTTCCACGACAGAATCAGCAAGGTCAGCAGACCAATCAAACAACAAAGTAACAGCCCACGGCTTAATAGCCCAAACAGGCAATTCCCCCTTCATCGCAAGTTCCTGAGTCATCGGCTCGACCTTCTGCAAAACCTCCTGCACCAGCATCGCCTCTGTCTGGGCCTCAGCCTGACGAGCGAACCAGTCCCGCACCAGTTCCTGCTGCGCATCGCCACGCGGGGCTATTACGCCCTTCTCGGCAAGCAACGCATCACGGACAAATCTAGGCGGGAGCATCTTGTCCATCTCGGCATCAGGGTGCTTTTCGTTCCACAGGCTGAGGATAAGGTTCTGGATATCGTCTGGGAGAAGTTCGGAAATCATGGGGCGAACACTAGTTCGGTCTTGGTCGGCTGTCTAGCACGATTTGACATTGATACACCCCTGATGTATTATTTAGTTGTTATCCGTTGGGCTTCCCGAATGTCCATCGGTGGTTAAACGAAGCGAGTAGCGCCAACGGTGTGAAAGAAGCCGAACCCATCGGATAGCCCCCCAATTTGACAATGACACACCCCTTTGGTATGATTTATCCATAACTACTAGACACACCCGAGGAGGTGAACTAAATGAATACACGAGTAATGTTCGCAGGAGACATTCACGGCAACCTTGACCATGCAGAATGGCTGTTCGGTCATGGCGTGGAGAATGATGTAGATGTCATCATCGCTTGTGGAGACTTCGGCTTCTGGCCTCACTACGGCTGGGGCAAGACATACCTCAACGGCATTGAGCGTCTCGCACGAAAGTCAAACATCAAGTTGTACTGGATTGACGGCAATCACGAGAACCACGACATCATTGACGAGTTGGTTGCTGAGAATGGCTCAGAAAACCTTATCCCTATTGGTAGCGAGTGGATTCAGTACATCCCACGAGGCTGTCGCTTCACTCTCGGTTCCAAGACAATCATGGGATACGGCGGTGCGTACAGTTGGGACTGGAAGCATCGTGAACTCGGACTCTCCTATTGGAAGCAAGAACTCATCAACGAATACAAGATTGACGAGATTGCAGAAGAGAAGGTAGATATCCTTGTAACTCACGAAGCACCCTTCGGCAAGGAAATCTCCTACAAGGACGAAATCCCCATCTCTGTCCGTCAGCGTGAACTTGTCTTGGAAATCCAGAACAAGGTCAATCCCGACCTTCATGTGTGCGGTCACCACCACACACGGGAGAACTGGCAATCAGGAATTACTGATGTTCATGTTCTTGGTCGTGATGACATGGCTGATGAGTCCGTGCTTATTATGGATATCTAATCCCCCACAAAGAAAACCCCCACTCCGAGTTAATCCTCAGGGTGGGGGTTTTCTTATTGTTCGTTACGCCTCGCAGGACGGTTTAACGAATCAGAAAGGTTCGTCTTCCTCAACAACCTTTGCGGTTGCCTTCTTGACTGGGTTCGCCTTCTTGACTCCGCCTTCGCCTTCGGTGCGAGCCTTGCGAGTTACCTCGGAAAGTCCACCGACATTTGCGCCGATGCGGTCAGCCAGAAGTTGTACTCGTGAACGCTTTGCGCCAGTTTCCTTGTCTTCCCATGTTTGCTGTTCTAAGCGACCAACGATGATGACGCTCATTCCCTTTTCGAGAATGTTCGCTGCGTCTTCAGCGAGGTTTCTCCATGCAACAACATCGAAGTACGAGGTCTTTTCTTGACGCTCGCCGTCTTTGTCGTTCCAATATTCGTTACAAGCAATACTGAATTCCAACTTGGGTGCTCCACCCGTTAGAAACTTTAACTCTGGGTCACTTGTCAAGTTCCCATAAATTGTTACTGCTGTAGATGCCATACTAATGCTCCTCAGATTGATGAAGCACGGAAGTCCCGTGGTTCACCGTGAATAGTAACAGGATGTGGTAGAAATAGCAACATGAATTCTAACGAAGCACGCCTTAAAGTTCACGGGGCTATTACGGAAGTTCTCGTAGCGATGGCTGTTGAGGACGAAGCAACCGACGACGAGATTGAGTCGCTCACAGAAGAAATGGGTGAACTTGCTGATGTCATCATGGAAGACCTTGGCTTGGAAGTTATTTCAGTAAACGAAGATAAATCAATCAATGCCCTTCTGCGTCTGTTTATTGACGAGGAAAACTAATGAAACGCCGTGATTATCTAGCGAAATGCGATGAATGCGGTGCAATGTACGACCCAGATGCGGTCGAGCACATCACAGTAGAGGGTCAACCTTTGGCGAAGTGTTTGGTTGTTCCCTCTCCAACACCTCCCGAACCGCGCGGGTTAGATAAGTTTGACTAAGGGAAAAAACTTCTCGTCGGTAATCCGACATCGCAGAAGTCCCGAGCACTTTACGCCAGATGTTTTCGTCAAAGATGTTGTGTCTACCCAGTAGATAATCCTCAACTTCGTACTTTTCCATCAGGATTTCTATGTCCCAGCCCATCTTGGTGCTGATGTAATTCATGAGGGAGATAGATACTTCGTCTTCTCCATGCTTTTCGTAAAGTTTGTCCAACAATCGAGATACTTCTTTGTTCACTCGCTTCTCTCTTCTGTCGGCTTCTATAAAGAACTGGCTGACCAGGTACGAAACAGTTTGTTCTGTGTCGGGTAGGTCAAGTGGGAACAGTTCGTCGTCGTCTTCGTCTTCGTAGTCGTACATTCTTGCCTCACTTCTACTTGCTCTATCATAAACGAAAAGGGTGCCCCTCCGCACTGGAAGGACACCCTTTTGTTGTTTTTGTTTTAGACGAGTTGCAGAACTGCGTGTTGTGTCTCAATCTTCTTTCGTGTTACCCACGAGTTGTCGTCCATTGACGCTTGCGCCATAGCCAACTTGTCGTCGTCACGATAGTGGTCGAGATACTCCACGATGGAGTTGTAGATACTCCAGCCGTTGTAGCCGTAGTTCTTTCCGTTTCGTTCATTGACATAAAGCCCACGAACGAGTTGGTTGATTTCGTCACGGTTCTTGCGCTGACGGTCTGTTTCGTCTCTCTTCGCTGGGAAGACAGCGTTAACAACTTTGTCAAGCGATGACGAACCAAGAGGTACAGGGATAGCGAGCATGCGCTCTGCTGTTTCCTTAAACGACTTAGCCCAATCAATGGAGATACGCAACGCTTCGTTAGCGTCCTGAATTGCTGTGTCCACATTGCGTGTGTGACGAGCAGTAAAGGTGCGCTCAGCGTCTTTGAGACCCATGATTACAGTGTTCTGACATACAGCACGGATATCGGTATTTGCATATCGAATCGGCCAAATGCCGTCATGACCAGTACTAACCACTAGGTAGCGAGCAATACGGTCGTTTACACCCATAGGGTCAATTACAAGAGTTCCTAGGTCAATCGTGGAGAAGAAACGAGCGCCACCCTTGAGTACGCCACATGTATCAAGAACTGCATCGCCCTTGGTTGCACCGACAACTGCCAATGCACGCTCCATTACTTCACGGTTCTGACGCACTTCGTAACGAGTACCTACTGTTGCCAGTGGGTCGTAAGTGTTGTCGTCATTCTTGCGAATAGTTGCACGACTGTCCTCGATGATTACTGGGTGACCATTCTTATCAAGAATGAGTTTCCCGTCGTCATCAACCGCTGCGACCTTTGTTAATACAACATCGTAATCAGCCTGAGCCGCTTCCAACATTGCATCAAGGGTTTGGAGACCCTTCATTGGTTTTCCGAGACGGTGCCACGGTGCTTCACGGTCTGCGTATGCAAACCGAGCCTGTCCGTCTTTATTGACTTCCAAGTTATGTGCCATGCCTTACCTTTCTAATAAAAACAAACCTTGTGGCTTGTTGAGATAAGTTTATCGGGTTACAACTGGTTTGTCAACTTAATTTATCAGCCACGCCCAGAAGAGGCTGACCAATGACCAATTCCGCCATTATTAAATAAATACTGGGCTACCTTGAGATTGCACTTAGAGTCCAAAAGAACATCAAGATTTCTGCTTCCGCATACATTCCTAGTAACTGTCCTCCACGAAGAGTTGATTTGCAACAACCCATAATCTCTTGTGCCGTTTGAGTTCTTCTTAGAGACAATCTTTTCTTGGCATCTGCTTTCACGCCACATGATGTACGAAAACTTGCTTACAGGAACAAGACCATGCGCTTTCAGTTGCTTTTCCCACTGCGGACATCTCTTCACTTCAGCGCCAAGGCCCTGCGATGAAACACGGCCCGAAAGCCCCGCCTCCTGAACTGTAGGAGTCATCCCGCGGGACTCTCTCCACTCAATCATTCCCTGTTCGGTGAAACGAACATGATTTGGTTTGCGAGTCCGCCAGTTGACGCAATTCTTTCCCCAGTTTTTTGAGTTTCTCCAACCGATGGCTGGGCGGAAAAAAGGTTTGTTGTTTTCTTTGTCCTCAAGAGTTCTGAATGTGTTGCGGGTTTGGAATCCGAAAAAAGAAATGCGGTTGGCAACAACAATTTGTTCTTCTTTTGTTGCCTTCTTTGGTGATGTAGCGAATTCCCATCCGCCGTATCCTCGCCATGCGCTTTGAGCAATGCCAAGTCCACCTGCGTAGTAGCCGCCGTCGTTCCATTTGTGGTTTGTCTCGCACCATGAGACTGCTTCCCAAAACTTTATGGAACCTGCTTTTTTGGTTTTGAGTTGCTCAGCGAGTTCTGGGTGAATTGTGCTGATGCTTGTTTCGTGGATGCCGAATGACAGCACGGGGCTCTTGACTTTGGCGTCGGGAGTCTCGATTGTTGTTGTGGCGATGATTGGTGCGCTATGTGCAGTAGTTAGTGGAATTGCGGTTCCAAGTAGAAGTGATGTGGATATGGAAAACAGAGTGATTGTTTTGTTCATGGTTTTCTCCTTCGCTCGGCGGATAAGGAACGCTGTCTGTCGGAAGGTGTTAGGCGCAGACAACGCTTTCTATGTCAAGTAGTCACAAGTTCTAGTTTACCAACTGTTGGCTTAGAGTTCTAGTGGTTCATACTCTCGGTTGTTAGATACGCTAGGAAACCCCCCGTTTATGGGGGGTTCCCAGCAGAAAAATTGTTAGATAATTGGGTGATTTACCAGTTCATTAGGTAACTGGGTGGGTCACGGTCATCGTCGTCATAATCGTCGTCGTCGCCGTTGTTGTCTGAGAAATAATCCAAGCAGGTCTCAAACCATTCGCTTTTCTTAAAGTCTTCTTCGGTCTTTCCTGCGCCGTCTTCTTCCAGCCATTCAGCAAGGTCTTCCTTGTACAGGTCTGACACGATGTACTTTGCGTACTCAGCCTCGTAACGCTGTTCGCCTTCCGATTGCTCTCGGTATGGCTTTTCCAACCATGCGTCATAATCAATGCCCATTGTTATTCCTTCCGTTTGGGTATGAGTACATACTACAGCAGGGGTGTATCAATGTCAAGCATTACAAAAAGATTTATCTGATGGTGGGTCACCTGGGATTCGAACCCAGAACCTGCGGATTAAAAGTCCGTTACTCTAACCATTGAGTTAGTGACCCCAGTAGCCCCGCGCCAGCCATTTGCCGTGTCTCACGCGGGGCTGCGGGCAGTATGGCACGCCCAGAACCAGAAGGCAAATGCGGGCAAAAGAAAAGCCCCCACCCGAAGGCAGGGGCAAAACTTTATTTTCCTCTTATTTATTTCTCGCACTCCAAGCAGATGACTGCCGACTCTCCAGCATTAGCAGAGGCTACGGCAAACGGTAAGCGAGCATAAACCACTCGTGTTTCATCTGTTGTTATTTCTCCGCAATCATCACAGAATGTGAAGTCATCCTGTTCGTTTCCCATTTTCTATTTTCCTTTTTCTAGTAGGTAATTACATCTTACTGCAAGGGTGTGTCGGGGTAATCCCTGATGGGCTAGAAGGGCTGTTCGCCCTCCACCTCACGGAGCAGGTAACCCACTTCCTTATCGGAAAGGTGCTCCAAAGACCGCTTGGTCTCTGCGTAAGACTCATTCCATATGTTGGAAAGAATCTCAATCTTGTAATCTCGGCTTGCTGTTTTCATGTTCGCTCCTTTGCGCTTGTACCTATCTAGCGCATGAGAACAGAAACATTCACGGTTTAGGTCAGACCCCGTTGCGTGAAAAGACCTACAAGGGCAGAGCCAAGACTCTCACCGCCAACAACACCACCCTCAGTCGCTGCGTCCACAATGCTTCGCTTCTTCTCAATCAAGTCGAACATATGTTCGTCAATCGTTCCCTCGCACAGCAGATAGGTCACAACCACGCTTCCCTTCTGTCCAAGTCGGTGACAGCGTGAATAAGTTTGGTCAAGGTCGCTCGGTGTCCACGGCAGTTCCATGAAAATCACATCTTGCGCCGCCGTCAAAGTGTGCCCAGTCTTTGCGGCTTGGATGCTCAGCACCATCACGGGAGCAGTCCCGACAGGTTCTTCCTGAAAACGGGACTTACACGCCTCAACATCTTCGATGTCCATTCCCCCCTGGATTTTTAGATTCCCGAACTTCGCTGCTAATTCATCAACAATGTCTCTGTGGTGTGCGGCGATAACAACTTTTTGTCCAGCCTCGATGTGTTGTTCGATGATTTCCATTGCTGCTGGCATCTTTGCTTTTGCAGAAAGGCGACGCAAAACAGACATCTCAACAAGTGCTTGGTTGTATTCGGCTTTGATGCGTGCAAGAACAGCAGCAGATTTTGGTGATTTACCGATTTCTTCAGCGATTCGTCTGGCTTGCTCAACCAGATACTCAACAATGTCGTCCTCGGCTTTTTTGTATTCCCGCATCGCCGCATCGGTCCCGCTTACATAAACAGGGTTGTGTCGCACGGGCGGCAGGTCCAGAAGAACTTGTTCCTTGGTGCGGCGGATGTAGCAGTTTCCACGCAACTTTTCGTTTAGTTCATCCATGTGGCTGTGCCCAGAAATGTTCCATTGACCAAATCTGTCTCGAAATGCACCGCAATACCTTCGGTAAAAACCCCAAAGCCCACCGAAATCATCAAGTTTTCCGAGCGCATCGAGTTGCGGTCCGTATTCGGCTGGGCGATTCGTGATTGGAGTCCCAGTCAGGCAAAGAACAACTCCGTTCGGCGGGGCTGATTTGGCTATCTTGATGGCTGATTTGGTGCGTTGCGCCGTCGGGGATTTGATGTAGTGGGACTCGTCAAAGACATAACCGTTGTGGTTGATGAGTTGTTTCTGCCAAGTTTGTATGTTGGAGTAACCAATTACCAGCACTTCGTATTCGGTGTCTGGGAAGTCTTTGCGGTTTGTAACTGTCGCAACCTTTCGGTTGGGTAACCACTTCTCATATTCTTTTGCCCAGTTCAGGACAAGGTTAGGTGGACACACTATAACAGAGGGGTATGTCATGGTTGTTTCCAGCGTTGCAATCGCCTGAAGAGTTTTTCCAAGTCCCATGTCGTCAGCAATAAAGCATCTTCTGGCTGCCGCTGCGTATTCCACACCTGCTCGTTGGTAAGGAAGCAATGGAAGCCCCGCCACATCTATGGTTCCTTCTGTAGCGCGGGACTTCTCTACCGACGACTGATGCTTGTTGCGGAGGTCCTGGGATAACTGCGCCAGGTCTTCTGGGAGGGTTTCACGAAACTTGCTTGCCCAGTCAATTACTTCGTGGATGGAACTCAGGGGGGCACGCCATGCTTTGGTCTTTGCGTGCCAAGTTATGCTCGCAATTGTTTTTACGGCTTTGACTTTTACTGGGTCATACGCAAAACTTAGGTAAATCCAGTCGTCTTCTTTGGTGATGCCGAACACATTGTTGTCGGGCCTTGGCAAATCAAACAGCAAAACTTCGGTCTCGATGTTAAATCCGTGCTTTGTGGCGTAGTCCCGACTTTCGTTGAGGCTAGTCATCGGGACTCTCCAGACTTTTGCGAGTTTGTCCCACTTTGCGCCGTCAATGCGTTTTATTTCTGCGACCTGACTCGCATCGTATGGGAAGTCCAGAATGAGATGGTCGTCGTTGAGGAAAAGCCGTGAAGTCGTCATCGCTTCTGATGATAGTCGCAAAAATCTACAAGTACTGACGGTGGCGTAAAGCGGGGGAATTGGGATTGACACACCCCCCTGATATTCTTTGTGTATCGCTTGACAGCCCGTCAAGCCTGACCCACATGAAAGGTGGCTCCCGATGAGCGCAACACTTGCCCCCATCTCCGTATCCGAACTCGCAGGCTGGCTTGCCCAGCAGAACTGGTCAGCGTTCGCAATCTCGCTTGCACAGCAGTTTGCTCGCAATGGTCGTCTCTCCGACAAGCAGGAGGCTTCGGCTCGCTCCATGTATGAGAAGGCGCAGGCTCGTCAGGCTCAGCGTCAAGTTGAGGCTCCAGCGAACCCTGTGACTGAGGTCGGTATGTACATCAACGCTGATGGCGTTGCGTTCCGTGTCAAGCAGTCTAAGGCTGGTCGTCTTTACGCTTCACGCTTCGTTCCTGAGGCTCAGGCTCGTGCTGACCGCTTCGTGTACGAAGGTGGTGCGGTGTATCGCTTGGACGCTTCCATGCGCATGACGCTGGAGCAGGCTAAGGCGTTGGGTGCGCAGTACTCGCAGTGTTGCGTGTGTGGGCGTGACCTCTCCGCTGAGGAATCAGTCGAGGCTGGTATCGGACCCGTCTGCGCAGGACGGCTCTAACCCCCCTCTGCGCCCCTCACACGGGCGCAACCACTCAGACCCTCACCTCACTACGGGGTGGGGGTCTTTGGCGTTCTAGGGGCAATGTCCGATTATGAGACTGAACACACCTCTATGTGGTTGTAAGCAAATGAAAGGGCTGACAATGACAACGACATACAACACCGCTATCTGTGCGTATTGCGCAGACGACTACAACCAAATGCAACTCGTCCGTCTCTACGGAGAGGAGTTCAGCAACTACTCAGAAGAGAACGCAGACACCTCAGCACTCTGCGCTATCTGCGACCTTCCATGTGGGAGGGCTCGCTTCTAGCCACACCACTACGAAGTTTCACAGTATCTGCTTGTATTCCACCCACGCTTCCAGTAAGTTTCATCAAATGCACCCGCTTATCAAATGGTTATTCATAATGCTCTGGACTTGCTGGACAATCCTGGTAGTCCCGCCCTGGCTTCTGCCATTTATGGTCGGGGCTTCTGTGTATGCGCTGACTCGTGTTGTTCGTGAGTGGCGTGCATGGTCTGAAGAATGACATGAAAAAACCCCGCCATTTCTGACGGGGTTCGTTCGGTTGTTATTGCCAGCAACTAGCGGTGTAAACCGTGTCGCTTATCTGTTCGCAATAGACATCGGTTGCTTCGTACTCCACGATGTCATCGCCTCGCCGTTCACCTCTCACGATATGACGGTAACGCCGTACTGTGTAGGTATCCATGAAGGACAGGGTGACCTCTACCGTGCGGTTGGTGCTACTTGGAAGTGAGATACCGATTACCTCGCCCTCACTATCTCGGATAGCACTCCACTTTCCGCCAGACACTGCACAGACGGTCATAAAACCTATCTGGCTAAGTATTTCCCTAGCGTCACAGTAGCGACCCTCTCGGATGCGCATACTCATATTTTCCCTTTCGTTTAGTAGATACGGACATAATACCTCATGGGTGTATCAGGGTAAAAATTGGTTAGGTTTATCCGTGATACACCTATCTGGCATAATGGTTGTATCGCACGATTCCCGTGTGGTTGCTTACTAGAAAAAGGAAAAGCATGACCGTTATCCAGAACCAAGTTCTCACTGTCGGGTTCGGCAAAGAGATTCAGATAGTTGTCACCGACAAGGGCAACGACACACTGAACGCTATCGTTACCTTCGGCGCAAAGGTAAAGCGCAAAACCTTCCGAGGCGAAACGGCTCACCACTCAGCACAGCGTTGGGTGAACGACCTCACTCTCCCCGTCATTCACGGAGCGAAGGACAGCATTTAGTCCTCGCCACAAAAACCGAAACAGCCCCTGCCGAAAGGTGGGGGTTTTTTCATGTCTCAACTCAGCGAAGAAGCCCCGCACTGAATACGAACAAATGTTCGCCTCGGGACTGTTGCCGTGTTATGCTTTTCATTGGGGTGCATCGGGGTGTTTCCTTCCTTTCTACCCGATGCGCCCCACCTTTCTTTTGTTAAATCCAACAACAAGTGACGGTGGCGTATAGCGGGCATAGAAAAACCCCGCCATCGCTGACGGGGTAATTCGTTAGTTTTGTTAGAGAACTTCTCGTATCTGAACTTCATGGAAGTACTTGCGGAAAGTTTCTGCCTTTCCTTCTGCTTGACGCTTACCGTGAACTCCGTCAAAGATAATCCACTCTGTCGGGTGAAGTGCGAAGTCTCCCCTGAAGATAGGGTCATTATGGTCTAGCGGTAAATGGGCTAGGACTATGTACTTTGGGTGCATAGTGTTCCTTTCTAGTAGGTATGGCATAAGTGTACCAAAGGGGTATGTCATAGATAGGTTTATCTAAAGACTTGACATTGACGCACCCTTCTGTCATAATGACTCCATGAATTACTTACGCCTAGAAAGAGTCATAGCGCACTTAGAGCGTTATTCTTCGGGTAGCACCTACTACAAAGGTCTACTCCGTCAGTACCAATTGCTAGGACGACTCTCTGAGAAACAAATAGCAAGCGTGGAAAGAGCAATGGCGCAGGACGAACAAATGGCGCAGGCGCAGGCACGGCGTGAAATTCGTGAATGGAATTCCACCCACTAACCCCGACACACCCCTGCGATATAATAATCGCATACCTACTAGACAAAGGAAAAAATAATGCTTGCTGATGTAGTAATCACAACTTGGTTCATTGAGGTCTCACTCCTCGTTGTTCTGAGCATCACACTCGGATTCACACTCGGACTAATGGCAACACTGCGAAAGTAGTCCAAGCCAAAGATGCCCCCAGCCAGAAATGGTTGGGGGTTTTTCTTTACCCCTAAAAGCCCCGCCTAGTCAAATAGCCCGACATCGTTGCGGGACTCTCCGCCTGTTTCTAAACAAATCTTGTGTGCATAGCCGAGCGGGGCTGATGCTTTCGTGATTGTTGTTGTTTGTTTGCCGTTCTTGACGACTGCCCATGCGATTACTTTGTGGGCTCTTGCTTGCCCTTGACCTATTTCGTTGTCGCATATTTCGCAGATAATCATGACAACAGTTTATCGGGTGAGTATTTTTCACGCAACGCTGTGGATAACCTTGATACACCCTGCTGTCAAACTACACACATGACATTTACATACATTGTTGCAATTATCGGATTACCTATCTACACCCTTTATCAGTTATGGAATTACAAACCATAACCGCCGACTTGACCTTGATACACCCCTAGTGTAATATCTACTACATACCTACTAAACCAAAAGGAACAGCGATGAAAGTTTTACTCCGCAACCACATTTACACACAAGCCCACAAAAAGAAATTGTCCGTCCCCGCTATTGAGGAAATTGCTCATCAGCGTTCGCAAGTGTTCTACATTCGTGAGAACAAACTCGGCAAGTGCGACTCATGCGGAACAGCAAAGGAAGGCTGGAACGGCATCGGAACCATTGACGGAGTGCGCTACGCAATAGAGATGGTTGTCTGTCCTACTTGCGGAGATGCACGAACTGTCTACATGATGAACAATGCAGGTTGCACACCTATCCGTCAAGACCAATGGAATGACGGTCAGCGTCGTTTCACACGGCAGTGTGGCGACTGTGGCAAGTCGTTCACCATCACTGCACAGACTTGGGAGAAGTTGTCTGAACAGACAATGCACAAGTGCAAGAACGGCAAGCGAGTAGACCTCATTGCTGACGAACACCGAGACATGAAGGGCAAGTATTTCCCGAAAGGGTGATACACCCCCATGTCATACTGATTACATCGCCTACTAGAAAGAAATAAAATGAGAAACACTCCCGACAGAATGGACATAGCGAACGCACTCAGCAAAGTCCGCAATGAAAGCAACCACTCCGAGTGGGTTACGGCTTGCGTGGCTATGGCTAACTTGCTCACACATGATGACGCAACGAAGCAAGCGTTCCTAACTATTTGTGGACTTGACACACCCCTCTGATAAACTTATCTACATCACCTACTAGAAAGAGAAACTGACATGGCTAAGAAGCGTCACAACATAAAGGCAGGGCACAAGCAACGCCCACTCACACCTGAGCAATTGCGTGAAGCAATGGAAGCGAAGTTGCGAGCGCAAACAATTCCTGACCGTCGCAAGGTCAAGGACAAGAGAGAGTGTCGTGACTTCCGTTGGCAAGGCTGACGGGAGACACTTCCATATCCACGAAAGGACAGCATGAGGCTGACATACAACTACACAAAAGATGATTACGCACTTCACCCTGAGGAACACACCGACAAAGTTGTTTCCGTTGTGAAAGAGATAAACGACTACACAGAGACATACGACATTACGCACTGGACATTTGATGATGTCCTTGCGTTTGAGGCACTTGCGAGTGCAGACCGTGTTGGGCTGATGGAAGGCTTGACGCAAGTTGGGAGCGCACAATGAGCAAGGGAGACCGCATTAGGCTTGTCCACACCTCAGACCCGCACACAAGACTTGTAGCGGGCGACATGGGGACTGTGAGGCTCATTGACGGCATGGGCACTGTCCATGTCAAATGGGATAAAGGCTCATCGCTTGGGCTTGTACCAGATGAGGACAGTTGGGAAATCATTGACCAATGGGACATTGACAACGGCTGTACGCATGACTGGAACTTTATTGACGGCAATGAGAGCGTGATGAAGTGCGCTGAGTGCGGGAACTATCAGTACTAACCCTGATACACCCGCCTGCCATAATAGATACATCACCTACTAGACAAAGGAAACCATGAAGGGCTTAGATAACTTTCTCACGAAGGCATCGTATGATTACGATTACTTCACCCCCGTCACACGGGAGTCATTCTCTGAGTCGGTTGAGGGTATGAACATTCCTATCCTCATTGACGAAGTGCAATGCGCTAACTGTGAGGCTGGAATTGGTTGGTCATCAGACGGAACTTTCACCGACTTTTGGACAAACCAAACTGAAACTCAATACATTTGCGACGACTGTTGCGAAGACGACTGGAAATAACGGAAGGACTCCAACTCGCAAGGGTTGGAGTTTCTTAGTAGTCCCGCCGCAGCCCAGATGCTAAGCAGACACAGAAGCCCCGCCGCCCATTTGTACGGGAATTGGGGCGGGACGCACGAGCGCACGCACGCAGAGGTGCATGAGGGTTGCACGAAACAACTGACGGTGGCGGATAGCGGGGAAAATAGTTGCGAGCGCAATCAGTTGGTGAGTTTATTTCATTCACCAAATCAACTCTGATACACCCTTCTGGCATAATGTTGGAACACGGCGCAGTTCAGATAAACTAAACCGTGATACACCCCTCTGATAGAGTGGTAGTTATCAAGGCGAGGGACACCAACCCGAAACCCTGATACACCCACCTAGTAAGATGAGTGTTACCTACTAAGCAAAGGAAAAAAATGAACACAGTAATCGGCATCTACATCTCGGACGAAGTAAGCGAAATCGCTGGCGGAATTGTCATCTATGTAGTCCACCAAGACGGTGAGCGTGTACGCAATGTCATCGCTCCAGAAATGGTGAACGCATACAAGGTTCCAGTCCTCAACTAACCCTGACACACCCCCTTGATAAAATGGGGGCAGTTGATAGGGAGTACCCGTAGAAGCACGAAGGAAGAACCAAGAGTGTGACGGGGAAACCTTGATACACCCCACCGATACACTGGTGGCATACCTACTAAGCAAAGGAAAAAACAATGAATACAAAGACAGCAACCAAGGCATACCTTGAGGCTCGCAAGGCTCTGGAGATTGCAGAAGCAATCAAGAAGCAAGCAGAAGCAGAGATGAAGAAAGCACTCGCTCAGGACGGCGTAGACTTCGCAATCGTGGACGGCGTGAAAGTCACAGTCGTACAGGGTGAGCGTCCTAACTACAACGCTGAGACGCTCCGTGCGCTCGTTGATGAGGCAACCTTTGAGGCAGTCACCAAGACTGCTGTGGACGGCTCAAAGATGAAGTCGGCAGTCAATGTCGGGATGGTCACCGCAGAGGTCGCAGAAGCGGTCACAACGGTCACCTACTACGACCAAGTGCGAGTCACAGAAGTCGCTAAGGCAGTCGCTGAGACAACCGAAGCGGTCAAGGTCGCTTAGTGGGTCGGGGGGTAACTCCCCCCACTCGCCCACCAATGTTGGAAATGTATGACATACCCGTTATACTGAAATTACCTACTAGAAAGAAGAACGCAATGGGCTTAGACAATATGCCAAATAACTACCCCTGCAAGACGCAGGGAACGGCTGTAATGGTTCAGCGAACGAACCACGAAGGCACACTCCTCACAGAAGAGGACGGCTCACCAATGATGAGCATTG